AAACTACACAAGGTCTTATTAATACAATTACTGATTTACGTATGTATGGTTCTCTTGTTGATAATTTACAGGCAAGATCTACTAAAGAAAATCCATTAATTATAAGAGCAGAAGGTGATGTTGGCGCTCGTAATTTAGCAATACAACAAGGTGCTGATCCTAATACAGAATGGGTGCCATTAAAAACTGAATATAATATGCAAAAAGGTGCAGAGCCAGTTTTTAATGATGATGGAACTCGTATAGATTTTTATGATT